GAAGTCAAACACGCTGCATTAGAACAAGCCGTTAAGGATGCGTTAAAGCAGATTGATAACAACATAGTTGAGTTTAGCCAATCGGGTGAACATGGATGGGCTGGAGGTGTATTGTATGGCATGACGTTGGCAGCTAATGTTATTAAACAGAAAACAAGACTATGATAATCGCACTAATACTAAACGCTTTATACATCTTTGGGCTAAAGGCTGCAATGGGTGATGGAATGATACTAGGCTTTGTGCCAAATAAGCTAGATAAGCTACCTACGTGGCTTAAAATGCCTTTATTTGAGTGTCCAATCTGCATGGCTAGTATTCACAGCTACATAGGCTTTGTTTACATGGGTGCAAGTATTGAAACCGTGTTAATAATGCCGTTTTATATTGTGATGCTGGCAGGGTTGAACTTCATAGTAATAAACACAATAGAATGATTAAATACCTATACAAGAATAATGAATGGTTTAGAGCCAAAGTCAACAAGCTATGGCACTACAAAGGCGACACCCTAAAAGGTACGGAGTTTGCTTTTGTTGACGCTTTAGGGCGCAAGTATTTTAAGTTTATTGATGACATGGATATACCTGTCATTCGTAAAGGGCAAATACAGCTATTCTTAACCGAACTGTCAAGGGGGTTAGATAGTAACGAAACCGCTATGTTCCTAGACAACATGGAAAAGCAAATAGAAGCAGCATTGGCAATGCCTAAGAACGTGGCAGGGGTAAGCAAGTACCTAGCAAGCCTATCGCACCTAGTAGGGGAAATGAAACTAAGAAAGGAAAATATACTACACCCCACCTTGCTAATGGATATGGCTGCGGTAATGTTTATCCGTGAAGATGAAAACCCTTTTGAGTTTGACCGCAAGATACACAACGAAAAAGTAGAAACCTTTGTTAATGATGTGAGTGAAAGGATAGGGCTATATGATTTTTTCGTGCAAGCCAAGTTGAACGCATACATACCGTATTTAGAACAATTGACGCAAGACTTCAAGGGCTTGTATCAGTATCTGAAAGTGAAGATAGAAGCGGAGAACTTGGCACTCGAGACATTTTATGGTACAGAGCCGAACTCTACACCCAACAAAACAACCAAGAAATAGAACTACTATCGTTAGCTAATGGCGACCCGTTAGTGTTTGATAGGATTAAACGAATGACAGTAAACGAGTGGCTTAACTTAGTGATATATGGCTTTAGAACAAGTAACAGTAGAGTACAACCTAGCGTTGGAGAAAGCAAAAGCCCAGTTTAATGGGTTAGTGCAAACTATTCAGCAAGGTGAGCAAAAGATAACGAATAGTTCTAAGCAAGCCAACAACCAAATATTAAGCGATGAGCAAAAGGCGCATAACAAGCGTGTTCAGTTTATTAAAGAGGAAACACAGGATTTAGCGGAACTACAAAAGCGCAAAAAGTTAGCGTACTCACCAGAGGAAATAAGCCAATACAACAAACGCATAGCAGAAACACAGCAACGCATTAAGACGTTAAGCGGTGAAACTGGCAACCTAACTAAAACGAATGGCAACTTAATTACAAGCTTTAAAAGTATAGCCGTTAGCGTTGGTATTGCCTTTGGTGTTCAGCAGTTGTTAAGTTTCGGCAGTGAGTTATTAGCATTAGGGCAAAAGTCTAAGACCGTAACAAACGCATTTAATGCTATTGCCACATCAGCGGATTTGGGAGCACTAAGATCATCAACAGGGTTCGGGGTAACGGATTTACAGCTAAAGCAATTAGCGGTAAGGGCTAATATGTTTAAAATATCACTTGATACGCTACCAAGCCTATTAAAGTTTGCAACGATTAGGGCAGCTGAAACAGGGCAAGAGGTTGACTACTTAGTTAACTCAATTATTGATGGTATTGGTAGGCAATCACCACTAATACTTGATAACTTAGGATTGAGTGCTATTGATGTACGTAGTGAATTTAAAAAGACGGGCGACATGGCTAAATCGGTAGCAAACATTATTGAGCGTGACATGGGTAACTCTGTTACTTCAATAGACGATGCTACTAGTGCCGTTCAACGCTTTAACACATCACTAGCAAATATTAAAGAACGGTTAGCAACAGCCTTTACAAGTTATACCGCTAATGGATTAAAGGTTATAAGCGATGGATTAACTGATGTATCAAATACATTAGGAGGCTTTGAAACTAGCGTATATGAAATACAAACTGCTCTAGGGGCTTATGGGGGCGATATTGATATGGTAGTAAAGGCATATGAAAGGTTTGGAACTGTAAATGGTGATGTAATTGATAAAATTAATAAATTACGGGAGATAACAAATGAAAATGGCGAGGCATGGAAAGAGTTAAGAGATGAAATAGCTGGATTTGATTCGCAAGGTTTATTTGCTAATAAGCTAAAGGAAATAACCGATTTAATGCAACCATTTGAAGAGCAAGGTAAAACCGCAACACAAACGTATATTAGTTTAAAAGTAGCATTTTCGTTAGTTTCTGATGCATGGGATGATTTTGTTTCTAAAACAAATAACCCAATACAGATTTCGGAAACACTTAAACAACTTAATGAAGAACTAACGGTATTAAAAGAACAATTTGAGAATACCGATATAACTAGCCCACTATTCAGAAGTTTACAACAGCAGATTAAAGACCTTGAAGCAAGGATTGAAAGCATAGTAAACCCAACTAACAAAGGTAGCATTGCAGCCTTAGAAGCGGAAATATCAAGACTAAGTGAGCAACAAAAACAACTTAACACCACCACCGAAGCAAGTATAGAAAAGTATGCTAAACTTCAAACAAAAATAAATGAACTACAACGCAACATAAGCGAGTTAAAGCGATTGGGCGACCCGTTAGCGCAGTTTAACATTAAGCGTATTGGCGATGAAATAGAGGTAAGTAAAAAGCAACTTGATGACCTTGAAACCATAATGGAAGGCATAGCGGATAAAACGTTAACCGCTGCAAAAATGTTTAAAAAGTTTGACGATGAGATTAAAAACCTTAAAAAGTCAACGGGGGATGCTAATATAGGTGGGTTTCTTACTGAAGATACAATTAAGAGACAAGAGGAATTTAATTCTATACTAACGAGTAGCGTAACTACTTTAGTAGGCGACCTTACAGGGCTATTTAATTCAATCGGTCAACAACAAGACGATGCAATTAACCGCCAACTCGAAGCGGAGCGTACACGGGCGCAAGAGCATTTCGATATAATGAAAGGCATTTGGCAAAACCAATTAGATAACGGTCAGATTACCAAAGAGGAACTGTTTAACCAAGAAACAGCCTACAACGAAAAGATTAACGCACTAGAAGCGAAACAAGTTGAACTACGTAAACAGCAACTAAGAAAACAAGCAATAGCGGAAAAGGCTAACGCATCATTTCAATTGATTGTAGGCACTACAACGGCAGTAGCTAAGAACCTAGCCAATCCGCCAGCGATTATAGCTATTATAGCAGCAGCGACAGCACAATTAGGAATATTAGCAGCTACACCAATTCCAGAGTTTGCAAAAGGTGTTGTAGGCTTACAAGGTGCTGGAACGGAAACAAGCGATAGCATACACGCCAAACTATCTAAAGGGGAAAGCGTAATAACAGCGAAAGCAACACGGGCTAACAAAGATGCATTGACCGCAATGAACAACGGCGAGTATGAGAAGTTCGTGCAGCAAAAATACATTATGCCAGCGTTGGAAGTAAGACGGGAAAAGCAACGTAATAGCTTTGCAGAAACAATATCTAAGTCTATGCAATCGGGTGTTTATGACGACAGCCTACTAATACACGAAACACGCAAAAACAAAGCCGTTAGCATACGTAACGCAGACCAGATAGGTAAAGCCACAGCCCGGGAGTTAGGGCGCAACAGTTACTTTAAAAATAGGGTTTAATGGATTACCAATTTACGCTAATAGCCAACGGCAACAGAACACTATTAACCCGTGACCCCGAAGGTTGGGAAGATATTGCATTGACATTAAGCAGAGATGAGCAATGGCACGGTATAACCCAAGAAGCCAGTGTTGATTTGGGTTTTTGGTGCGATGGTGGTGGCTTTGAAGTTATCAACGCACTATACGAAGCAAACGGGGCAGATGTTGAGATAATACTAGAAGTGTTGTATTGCGGTGAGTTAGTGTTTAACGGTATCTTACAGCTTAATAGCCTTATTCGTGGAAGGTGCGTATTAAACGTGCCTGTGGATAATTTTGATGTAGGAGTAAAGATAAGGCGTAGAATTGAAACCCCTATAAACTTAGAGCAAGCCACTACATTAGACGGTGGCAATGTAAACAACTATACATACGGTGGATATGATGTTAATATGCACAGCCGTACTATTTACCTTAAGTCGCAATTACAGCAGTTAGACCCGTTTACTAGGGAAACAACACAGCCAATAACACTAGGATTGCAATATGGCGCATGGATTAATCATGGAATATTAGCCACTAATGGCGACCTAAGTACATTAACCGATAACCCAAGCGTTGTAGATTTTAGGAATGGCGGTAGCTTTTTGAGGTCAGCTAGTAATATTCAACCGTTCTTTACTAATAATGACCCTATCGTTTCGTTTCCAGTTACATTGGATTTGAGTTGGGACTTTAGCGGTATTTATAGTGATATAATATCAAGCCCACAAAGCAGACAGTTGAACGGTAATTGGATATTGCAATTGCATTACGGTTCTGACTTGGCTACAGGTTCACAAATAACATTAGCCCAAGTAAACGGATATGTAACATCAAATGGAACTTATACAGCCTTGTTTGTTGGCAGTGGCTCAACTACTATAACACTTGAAGCAGGGGATAGGATTTGGCTTGCATGGGCAATAACAGGCGGTAACTACTTATTAACTACTGGCGGTGGTACTTTTGATGTTCAATTTAAATGGGCTTATCAAAGTTTTAGGCTAACATTAGAAACCAATTCGGGCTTTGATGAAAGCACTACAAAAGCATGGGCAATACACGAACTATTTAGCAGACTAACGCACGCTACAAGCAATGAGCCGAGTAGCTTTAGAAGTAACTACTTTGGGCGCACCAATTCACAGCCCGTTAGCTATCCTGTTACGGGGTGCGGTGGATATACAGCCATAACAAACGGGTTAAAGCTACGACAGTACGAAGATGAGCGTTCAGCCATTGTAGTGTCTATGCAAGACCTTTTAGATAGTATGGATAGCTTACACGGTATCGGGTGGGGTGTGCTTAATAACAAAATGATTGTAGAGCCTATTGAATATTTTTATCAATCTAACGTACTTAAAAAACTAGACTACGTGCCAGCATTTGAAATGCGTATAGCACAGAACAAGTACGTTAACGAAATAGAGATAGGTTATGAGAAATGGGAAACGGAAGATGTAAACGGTATTGAAGAACCAAATAGCATACATAGCTACTCACTACCTAAAGTACAACGCAAAAACAAGGTTGAAAAGGTTAGCCCGTACATAGGTGGCAGCTATGCTATTGAAACCACAAGGCGAAGACCTGTAAGTATATTTACTACTTTCGATTGGAAGTTCGATACTGATAACTTTATACTAGCCTTAAAGCATAACGTAAACGAGTTGAACGTATGCGAAAAGGATGAAAACTTCAGCAACGTAGCGAACTTACTAGAACCCGATACAACGTACAATCTAAGATACTCGCCAGCACGTAACCTGTTAAGGCAATTAAAAGCATATACGGGCGGTCTATTTAGGAAACCCCTTGAAGATGTAAGGTTTCAAAGTGGCGAGGGCAATATAACCTTAGAAGCCACTGAACTAACTAATTGTTTGGGGAACTTTGACGGTGCATTGTTAATCGAAAACCAAGACTTTGTAAGTGGTGAGTTTGCCCCGTATTGGATACCCGAAGTTTACAGTTTCGAATATGTGTTAAGCTTTAGCGACTTTCTAGCGATACGCAACAACCCGTATGGCTTGATAGGCTTTAGCGAAACAGACACGGCACACATTTACGGCTACATACTAAATTTAGAGTTCAACCTAAAGACAGGCGCAGCAAGTTTTGAACTATTAAGGGCTAATATTTAATTTTTAGACTAGCCTAAAACTATTGTTTGGTAATACTAAAATAGCTATATTTGTAGCATGGCAGTTTTTGCGATAGATAACCAAGCTTTGGACTTCACTAGTGAGGAAGCTATCTATTGCCGTACCACAGGGAAAAACTACTACCAAATATTTCCAAACAGCAAATGTAGTGAGGTAGAATTTAGGTTGACAGAGCAAACAGATTTGGAGTTGTTCACTAACCCTAACTTTACGGACTTATTGACAGACCCAAGCGGTTGGAGTTGGAACTTAGCTAACGTAAGCAACAACCAAGTAATACTACCCCCTACGGGCTACATAGAGCAAACGGTAACGGGTTTAATTATCGGTGCTTACTATCGGGTATGTATTCAGATAATAGACATTACACCACCACAAGCGTTAGCAATAGTGTTAAGTGGTTCAGCAGGGTTTAATAATGCTAATACCTTTAATGATGAAGGTATATGGTGTAGCTATTTTATAGCCACAGACACAAGCACTACAATAACCTTTGCAAGTACCGCTAACGTGCGTAATATCACTATTGACAGTGCAAGCATTAAAGAGATAAGCTTACCAGTAGTTGAAATACAAACGTGCGATGGTGATGTAGTAAGTGTCACAACGGAAACAATCGACCTATACAAAAATACCGCAAAGGTTACGTTTTGTTGGTCGCAATTAAATAACGGGTGTTATAAAATGTGTATATCGCCAGCACCCGAAACGGCATTGAATTTATTAGACGGAGTTAATTTAATTACAACCGAAGGTGGCAGAGGTATAATACTTACAGTAAGTACCGCAAGCTTTAACCAAACGGGCAGACTAACAAGACAACCATAATGGCAGACGTAAAAATATCAGACTTACCAGCGTTAAGCGTGAATGCCTTAACAGGAAATGAAGCGTTTATAGTGCAAGAGGGTAACACTAATTCAAGGGTTCTACTTGATACATTAGGGGCGTACTTAGCAGGTAGTATAGTAGGCTATTCCGATGTAATTACATTGGACGGCAGTGCAAACAACGGTTTAATAAATAACTACGTTGACTTATTTACGCCTGCCGCTGGAAAGATTATTAAATCTATATTTATCAAAGCAGACAGCCTAACTCCTACCAATGCTAATGTCAGTGTAGTATTACATGATGGCGACCCATTAAACGATGTAGAACTTGTTGCAGCGGTAAGTGCTGCGGAATTAAACATTGGATTGAGCCAGTTTGGATGTAATGGTGAGACGGTTGCAAGTGGGTATTTGTTAAAGTTATTAGTAACTGATAATACGATTACTGGTGGCACAATATTAGTGGTAGCAAACTATTTAATCTGACAATATGAAAAGGTTTTTGAAGTATCTTATTATTATACTAGGTTGTGCGTTGTTCAGCACGGCGGTACACGCCCAACGTAGGATAACCACCGATAAATTGTTTTTAAACGAAAGCATACAATTGAGCAAGGCTTACAATGGTGATACCTTGCTATACTTTATGCAAAACAATGCACTCGCTACGGGCTTATCGTTTTCGATTGCAGGGTCTGCGTTTTCGTTTGACTACTCAGCTACTTCGTTAGGGTTCTTTTTGAATTATACCAATGGCGACACAAGTACATTTGACGTAAGGTCTGATGGCGTGTTGATACAGTGGGGCGAAAACGATGGCAATGTAGGTATCGGAACGGAAACACCAACGGAAAAACTGCACGTTGACGGCACGGTACTTATTACCGACACGCTTACGATTGCTGATGGAAGCGAAAGCGATGGCTACGTATTAACATCTGATGCAAGCGGTAACGCCACATGGCAAGACCCTACCGCTTATGGTGAAATGGGTTTCGGTGATAGCACGGTTACGCAGGCATTAACTCAAAACGTGTGGAGTGTAGTAACCAACTCCAATAATACTTTATGGCAAACAGCAGCAATAGATACTCACAACGTACAATACAGCGGTGATAGCCTTATTATTGGCAAAACGGGAGTGTATCAACTTAATGCACAATTATCAGTAGATGGAACGGCAAACAGCGTTATAAGGTTGGGCGTTTATGTTAACGGTTCGTTAGCTTGCACTTGCACGGGTTATCAAGAACTTGTGAACAACAAGATAATCCAACTAACCTACATAAACATAGATGGCTTGACTGCTGGTGATGTGGTGCAAGTAGTGATAACGAATACGGCGAATAATGACGATGTTGATGCAGTTGGAGGTAAGATAACAATCAATAAAATACGATAAATGCCTGTATTCTCGTTAAATGGTGCTCAATCTTGTGAAAAGTGCTACATCTTTAGAATAGGTGTGGGTAGCTACACTAGTGGAAGTATTACAGTAGAAGTAGGTAACGACGACTTTACAAGTATTAAAACCATAGCCACAATAACGGCAGACGGAAACTACGACATAGATATTAACTTTGCAGCGTATGAATGTACCACGTTTAACGCTATACAGATAACACTATCAAGCCCATCAACAGCGATATACCAAGTTAAAGGGTTCTTTGTTGCCGATAGTTGTGCGGATAACTTTTGTTCCCGTTGTTTTGAGGTAACGGATAATGACGATTGCTTAGTTGAATTGAGTTGGACAAACGGGCGCAACTTTGCAGACTTAGAATATAGCCAACTTAACTACACTCAATCGGTATGGGTTAAAGGCGAACTAAATAATGCTAACTACCCTATCGAGAATAACGTGTTTAGGTTTGGTAATGGTGATACCATACTAACATACGGGCGCAGGGTAAAGACTATGCAATTAGCTTTAAAAGAACTACCCGAATACATACACAATGCTATTAGTTTAGGGTTAATGCACGATGAGTTTTATATCAATGGCGAGCAGTACCGATTAGCAGCGGACGGATATGAACCGATATGGCGCAGAACTAGCAAACTAGCCCCCGTAATAGTTGACGTGTTCAAAAAACAAGAAAACAGTAGAAACCAATTGTGTTAAAATGATTACACTAATACACCCAAGCCGTAACCGCCCCGAAATGGCGTATAAACAACTGCAAAACTGGTTAGATAAATCAAGCGGTGAAATAGTAATACAGCATATTTTATCAATAGATATTGATGAACCACAAGCCGACAAGTACAAGGAACTGTTTACAGCAAGCCTAATCGTACAAACTAACCCAAGTGAGGGTTATGTAGTTGGTGCGACTAACGAGGGCGCAAAGTTCGCTAAAGGGCGTATTTTAATCTATTTAAGTGATGACTTTGATTGTCCGCAAGACTGGGACTTGGAAGTAACAAATAGACTAGCTGGCAGACGGTTAACAGCGTTACACGTAAACGATGACTATTCTAACTTTAGAAACCTATTTACGATACCGATTATCACAAGGGACTTATACGATAAATGGGGGTTCTTTTGGCATCCAGACTTTAAGTCAATGTTTTGCGACAACTTCATGTGGGAGCAAGTAAAGCGTGAGGGCTATATTCTAAAGGCTAAAGACTTAGTATTTAGGCATGACCACCACGACTTAAAACGTGCGGAAAAAGACGAAACGTACATACGCAGCGGAGCACAATACCACGCAGGTAGGGACGTATTTAACACACTATGCAAACGACTAAAATGGAACTGTCGATACTAATAGCAACGGTTGATAGTAGGGTTAACGAGTTTAACGCACTAAAGGCAGAATTTGACCGCCAGGCGGAAGGTAAGCCCGTAGAGATATTGAGCCTATGCGATAACAAAGAAATGCCAATAGGCACTAAACGTCAGAAGTTATTGGAAATGGCTAAAGGGCGGTTTATTGTTTTCTTTGACGATGACGACACCCCCGTTAGTAACTACATTGACCTTATACTCCATGCAATTAGTTTTGATGTGGATTGTGTAAGTGTTAAAATACAAATGACAACCAACGGGGCTAACCCACAACTTTGCATACACCGTTTACGCTGTCCAATGGGGGGCGGTAAGCTTGCTAAAAGGTATCATTGTGATTGGATCAGACCGATAACGCATTTTAACCCTGTTTTACGTACCTTAGCACTAAAGGCAGGTTTTGGCAACGAGCGATACGGTGAAGATGTACAATACTGGAAACGTATTAATAAGCTAGTAAAAAAAGACTATTGGATACCTGATGTATTGTTTCATTACAACTACTCTGATAAAACACCACACAACGAAAAGTACGGAATATGACAAACCCATTAGTAATAAATGTAGCATTGGGCAAGTGGTATCCAAAAGGGCAACAAAGGCTAATAGAGAGTCTTAACGTACACGGCTGGCAATCTGTTAAAGGTTGGACAGATAGACCCGTAGAAGGCTTTAATACCGATAACCCGTACACTTGTAAAGCTAGTGCACTTCAGTACGCTTTAGACAAAAAACACGATGTAGTTTTATGGTGCGATGCTTCAATATACGCTATCAAGCCTATCAATAAGCTAATGGAGTTAGTTGACAAACAGGGCTATTTTTTTTGGGGAAGTGGTGAAAATTGCGCCCAAACGGTTTCCGATGCCTGTTTAAAGCTATTCGGATTAACAAGGGACGAAGCAGAATTTATACCCGAATGCGCATCAAGTGTGTTTGGTATAAACTTAAATACTTACATAGGTAGGGAATTTGCGGAACGGTTTATAAAGTACACTAAGCTAGGTGCAGCGGATGGGAGTAGGCAACACGACAACCAATCACAAGACCCACGTTTTAAGTACCACAGGCAAGACCAGAGCGTTGCAAGCTTAGTTATGCACGAACTGGGTATGGAATTAGAGCACACCCGTTACGTTGGTTATAAAGCCTATTTAATACACTATGATAATACTGAAAATATTTGTTTACTAAATGAAGGAATGTAATGAAAGAAGATAATTTAAACAAGCTAGGTTTTGAGGGCGACCCCCACGTATTGCCTGTGATTAAAAAACTAGCTAAGAAACACAAAGTAGGGGCAATCATTGAAACGGGCACATTCTTTGGTAACACAACCGCTAAGTTTGCGGAGTTAGGTTTGCCAGTGGTAACAATTGAAAGCCAAAGCAAACAATTTAGCGCAGCGTACAGCAACCTAAAGAAAAAGGGTTTTGATGTTGACAAATACCAAGACGGTACTATTTGGATGGTTAACGCTCATTCACAAGATGTATTAGGGCAAGTGATTGACAACACGGGGCAAGATGCTATCTTGTTTTATCTTGATGCGCATTGGGAAAGCCACTTACCACTATTGAACGAACTTGACCACATAGCCAAAAGCGGTGTAAAAGCGGTTATAGTTATTCATGACTTCCAAGTGCCAAACAAAGATTTTGGGTTTGATGTGTACGGTGGTCAGCCTTTAAACTATGAATTTATAAAGGACAAACTAGATACCATTTACCCTAAAGGCTACAACTATTTTTACAACGAGGTAGCAGAAGGGCATAAAAGGGGTTTAATATTTGTAGAACCGAAATAAAGTATTATCTTAGCGGAGTGTTTTAGTGTGTTGCCCTCAATCCCGTAAGGTTGGGGGTATTTTTTTGCCTATCAAAAAATAAATTTAGATTAGTCTAAAAAATTTGTTTGGCAATATAAAAAGATTATCTTTGTAAGGTCGAAGGACTTTAAACTACGTGCCAATTTTACCCCACAGGCATAAATAAGTTGGGGTGTTAACTTATAACACCTATCAAATGGCTTTTGATTATTGTAATGCCCCACTTACCGACCATGAACTAATTGCGTGCGGTAACTGGAAGAAAGGCAGTATTAACGCTGTCGCTATTATCGAAGATGCAACCCTATTAACAGACTACGAAAGTATAACGGATTGGAACGCTGCTATTGCTGCTGGCGATGTAAAAATCATTAAGCAAGTAAAAGGCGAACTACCAGAGCCAAGCGTTATTGAAGGTTCTAACCCTGTTGGCGGTGGTCGTGAAAATATCACAGACGGTTATAACTATACCCTCGAGGTACAAGATTATAACGTGTCAGCAGATAACGACACGTTTTACGAAAGCTTAAACCCACGTATTGCGGCTATCGCTTACTTCATGCCTAAGACGGGCGAGATTGGCGTAGTATTGCAAGAGGTTACGTTTAACGCTCGCCCTGTTGTGCCAATGTCAAGCACTGAAAAACAGCACTACCTATTGACGGCTAATTGGGATGCGCCTAGCAATGAATTTCCTTTGCGTTACACTGCACCTGCTGGAATATTTACCGTGTGAGTAAGGGTGTAATATTGTTGGCACTTGGAAAACCTGCCTATGGGCAGTTTGCCTATAATATGGCGTTGTCTATACGTGCCTACAATACTACAATACCAATACACCTACTTTATGAGCCTAGTGTTAAGCTAAGCCATGAACTAGATGTATTTACCCACAAAACGATAATAGACCCCGTACACGTGTACCAAGATGGTAAATTTACCCCTGCATTGGCTAAACTCAATCTCTATAAATACTTGTTGTTTGACGAGAATATTTATGTTGATGTGGATGGTATTTGTATAGCAGATGTTGAGCGTTGTTTTAAACAAACAAAAGACTACGCAGCGGAAAGCTTAGGGTATGAGCCATTAAGCAACAAAGAATACGGGTGGCGTATGCATTGGGCAACAGGCGAAACAATAATGAAGCATTACGGGCTAAAACCCGACACAATGATACCGTTTATAAACAGTTCTTTTCAATTTATACGAAAGGGTAAGTTTGCCGAAAAGCTATACGCACAAGCGTTAATGAACTTCAATAACTGCATACCGTTGAGGGAATTAAAAAACGATTGGGGTAAAAGCCAACCCGATGAACTGTATATGAATGTAGCGTGTGGGCAGTTAAGTTACGACCCTACTATTGAGCCACAAGTTTACTTTAGAACTCGCTCAATGGCTGGCGGTAATGAAACGGTTGAAACCTTATCTAAGAAATACACCTTTGTTGGTTTGTACGGTACTAAGGTAACTAACCACAGAGTTGTAAAGATGCTTTATAATAGTGTTGTGGGTGGTATATTCAATAAAATGGGTAAGCCACACGTACACAAGATTGAACAATTGTTGAACTTTAAATTTATGGGAAGATGAAAAAACCTACGAAACCAAAAAGCGGAAGTTGTTGCGGTGGCACTAAAAGATAACCAATGATTGAATTAACGGATTTAGATAGCATTAGAAAAACAGCGGTAAAGGCTTTAACATCCAAAGAGGGTGCGCCTAATCCTATTTACTATCCAGCCGTTGATATGCAATATAGGGTAGCGGTACATTCGGAAGATGTATTTCCCGATAGGATGTTCAAACAAAAAGCACCTAACGAAACGGATGCAGAATTTGAGTACCGCAAAAAGACATACAGGAACAATACCAAACAGGATTGGAATAGGGCGGTAGGGTTATTAAACAGGCTTTGGAATGACCAAAATTGGAGTTTAAAGTTTAATGATGACGAAGCCCTTTATTCCGACAACTCAATGGCTAACTACGTCTATAAAGACTACCCTAGAGGTGGTAACTTTATAGAGTGGTTTAAGACAACCGTAACAAAAGCCAAAGCCAATCTATTTAACGGGGTTATAGCTGTTAAACCCGAACTATCATATATTGTAGGTGAAGATGGGGACTACCTAATAAGCGATAGCGGAACGTATGTAGTTGATGACACGGTACTACCTGAACCCGTAGCATATGTGTACACCCCCGAACAAGTATTAGACTTTCAAGATGAAAAATTTGCACTAATTTTATTGAGCGAAAAAAGCCCCGTAAAACTAGCCCGTAATTCCAATCAAGAAAAGATGGAAGGGTTAGTGATGGACTTTTACGATGATAAGTACATTTACAGGATTAAGCAATACGGGGTAAAATCGGATTACACTTTTGAAACTACTGTGTACTTTGAGCACAATCTAGGGTATTTGCCAGTGGATAAAATTAAAGGCATACCATTAGGGCGTGATGACAATAACGGCTACCAACTATATAAATCATTGTTTTACGATGCGATTGACCTACTAGATACCGCATTGTATGACTTTAGTACACTTCAATGTAGCAAGGTAGCACACGCATTCTTAGAGCGTTGGGAGTATGTTGACGAATGTAGTGCAGGTTGCAGCGATTACGAGCGTGACGGCATATTCAGAATACCTAGTGACGGTGGTTATGTGGTGTGTTCAACTTGTAACGGCAAAGGTACAAGTTCTAAAAAGGGCGTATTTAATACCTTCCAAATTAGAAGTAAAGGTTTAACGGTATCGGCTGACGATGCTATTAGCCCACCGCCAGCAGGGTATATAAACAAAGATGCCACTATCTTAGAGTTCTTGAAGAAAGAAATACAAGACACGATAGATAAGGCGTTTGTAATGGCTAATATCCCTATTTCTGGGCAAGCCAATGGCAACAGTGCAACCGAAGCCAAGATTGACAGAGATGAATTAATAGTGGCATTAATGATGGAAGCCACCCAACTATTCGGGTTGCTAAACAATACGCTATACTACATTGGTGGTATGAGGTATGGCAGTTCTTACAAAGGGCACGTTATTACGAAGCCTACGGACTTATCTATACTAACAGCTTACGACCTTACACAAGAGATAAATAGTGCCGTTAATCAGCCTAGTATCGTTAAATCGCAATTACAAAAAGAATACTTGAATGCTAGGTTTAGTGGCGACACCGCAGAAATGCAAGAACTAAATACAGTAGTTGAATATACCGATGCTTTACTTTATATGACTGACGAAAGCATACGGGCTAACTTATTGGCTGGCACTATTGCTAAATGGCAGGTAATCCTACATAATTCTATTGTGTCTTTCATTAAGCAAAAAACAACCGATAACCCTACTTATTTGGAGGGCGATTTGGCAACCATAAAAACAGACCTAGAAAGCATGGCGAAACAGATGGAAGCGAGCATAAGCCCCACAACGGGGGCAAATACGATATTGGACATAGCCGCAGGGCTATAAAGTTGTCTTTCTTGTGTTTTCCCCTGCTATCACTTGTGGTAGTGGGGGTTTTTATTAAAAGATTATGACAGAGAAGCTACTCAAAATAATAGAGCAAATAGCCAATAACATAGACAACTATCCGCAGGATTTAGTTGCTGGATCTTTGGCTACGCAGGACCTTTTAACAAAGGTTTACACGCAGCTATTAGATGAGATGGATTACACTAATGGTATGTTGGCAGCAACGCAGCGTAACTTTGACCTAATCAACCAAGTTGATAGCACTATTAAGGCTTTATTTGTTAAATCGCCATACTTAGCAGGGCTAACGGAATACGCTAAAGGCATGAGGGCGCAAGTAGGGTTAGTTGGGCAGTATTTCGGGGTTTTAGGCAAAGACATAAGTTTAGAAAGCTATCAAACCGTAATACGAAACATACAAGCCAATGCCATAGGCAAATTAACAGAAGATGCCATAAGTAACGCATTTGCAAAGCCGTTAAAAGACATACTAAACCAAAGTATAACCACAGGCACAACCCGTAAGGAGGTAATTGATAGCGTTACCAATTTTGTAAACGGAACACCCGAACTTGACGGTAAATTGGTTAAATACGTAAAGCAAGTAAGTAACGATGCTTTTGCGGTGGTTGATAGGCAAACTAGCAAATATTTAGCCGAGCAGTTAGGTTTAAATGATTGGTGGTTATACGCAGGTGGAACGGTAAAAGATAGCCGTCAATTTTGCATTGAAAGACACGGACATTACTACCATACTAAAGAAATTGAAAGTTGGGTTAATCTAACATGGCAAGGCAAAGCCCCCGTTAATGAGGGTACTATCTTTGCTTTACTTGGTGGGTATAACTGTCAACACATTGCGATGCCCGTTACCATTGAATTAGTACCGCAAGAAGATATAGACAGAAACATTGCAAATGGAAATTATACCCCGTAATTTTGTACTATCAAAATAAAAGTTTAGATTTGTCTAAAATATTTTTAAGACATGGCACGAATTAAGATAACCAATAGTAAAACTGGCGATGTAAGGGAAGTTGAAGAATTTGTTTTGACTAGCCACTTGCACCGAAAAGGTTGGCGTAAGATTGATAAGTTTGAAGTAGAACGGTTTCCAGTTGATGACGAACAAGTAGAAGATGAAAAAGAAAAAGAAGAAATACAAGTAGAAAAACCAAAAACAAGAGGACGTAAACCAAAGACAGACAAATGATAGAAAGCGCAGAACTTTTAAAAGCAATCGGACTTGAAAGTGCCGAAACAATCGATGAGGTAAAAGCCCACATTGAAAAGACTTTCATACCTACAAACCTAATCCAAGAAAACGAGTTGATTAAGACGCACGTTGGTAAGGTTATAGGCAAACGTATTGGCGAAGCGGAAACCCGTGTAAAGGCAAACGCTAAAGCACTAGGTATTGAACTTGAAGATATAAGCGGTAAAAAGTTTGAGGAAATACTAGAAGTATATACCGAAAAACTAAGTGCAAAGCAAAAGGAACTGCAAGAATTAGCAGGGAAAGGCGATGATGCTAAAGTGGCTGAACTACAAAAGGAAACCGATAAGCTAAAAGCAAAACTAGCTGAAAAAGATAATTTCCTATTGGCAGCGGTAGCGGAAAAAGAAAAGGTAGTAACGGAGTTTGCAGGGTATAAAACTAACCTACAAAAAACCGAACTAACTAGTAAGGCTTGGGGTTCATTGACGTATAGCGATAGCGCAACCGAATTAGTTAAAAAAGGGTTTCAAACATTGGTAAATGATAAGTACGAAGTACGCTTACCAAATGAAGATGAAACAGCAACTAAAGACGGGTTAGTAGTTATTGATAAGTCAACAGGTGAGCGACCTAAGACGGCAACGGATTTTACGAGCTTTGCGGAAATCTTACAGACCGAAGCAAAAGCAGCAAACATATTGAAAGTAGGTGGACATAAAGATACACCGCCAGCAATTAAGAAACCAATCTTAGTTGACGAAGCACCAAAGGTAAATAAGCCAATTAATAGGGCTGAACAACATTTGGAGCGACTGAAACAAGGTTAAGCCGAAGGGCTAATACTAAGTGTCGAGGGACAATAAAACCACGTGCTATTTTCTTACCAGAGCATTATAATTAGGTAGGGATTAACTTTTAATCTCTATAAAAATGAGTTATGAATCTAGTGCTTACGTTAGCTGTCCAGCTATCCAAGCCAAACTAAACGAAATCTTTAACAATGCGGACTTAACGCAAAGGCGTTATATTCCCCCTTTCCTAAGTGCGATAATTTCGCCACTTAACACTCAAGGTGTAACACTTCAACAACGTATTGGCGGTAATGGTCGCAAACGTGAAGTTCAAGCGGTTTACAGCCCACGACTATGTACTAACAGCGTAAGTTCAAGCCGTTTAGATGCTTGTACCGCTGGCGACAAAGTAGGCGAACTATCGCAAACTTACGAGGTTGACCCAGATGCAGGTTCATTTATCACTAAGAACTTGGAACTACGTGACCTTATTGACACTTGCGAAACCGATAGCTTTTATGTAGCTAACACAATCAATAAAATGATTGATGCGGTTGTACGTGTTATGGGTACTACCACACTAGCGGAAGCTGCTGTGTTGTTTGGCGTACACGCTGACACTGGTACTACTGGCGCAGTAAGCGTAAGCACTCAAATCGGTAACAACGTAAGCGATGACATCATCACTAAGTTGTCTTACCTTTTGAAAATTAGCGAATACTCAAACAATGAAGCTTGGGTAGTTGGTGGTTCATTTGACTTCAATCGCTACTATTCAGCAGTTGGCTTGTCTTGTTGCACCGATGCTTTGAACTTTGACTTGGCAGCGTACAACGGTCAATATGGACCGATGCCATTGTTTGACAAAGGCGTTGATGCTGCTTGGGGTGATAACCACGTTGGTTTGTTGTTGCCTAACGCTTTGCAATTGATTACTTACAACGAGTATGTAGGTGAGCGTGGTATTCGTGTAATTGACACCGAAACTTACAAACAAGGCACAATAGTTGACCCTGCCACTGGCATTATGTTCGACTACTCTGCTAAGTTTGATTGCGGAACTTGGACATTCTCTTTGGGTCTTGCTCACCAATTGGTAGCTGCACCTGACGATATGTTCTATGCTTGCGATGAGTTGCGTGGAACGAATGGATTTTGGGACTTTGTTATCGCTAACTAAGCATGACTTGTCTTGACAATCTGATTGGAGTAAGCCCACTATTAGGAGATAATCCTGATAGTGGGTTATTCCTGTCGGATATAGACATAACGCTACAACAAGCGAACAACCTACAAACTACCAACGATACAAGCGGAGTTGATTACTTGCAAAAGAAAATTGAGTTTGCCCAAAAGACGGTAGTTAATGACTTTGTTAACCGATTAAGGGAAAGCAAGCCAAACCTAAAAGCATTCGGGGTAAATACTATCCTAGAAAGCAATACCGTAGGTAAGTACCGCCAAAATAAGCCTGTATTGAACGCTAATGCAGCGGTTGAGCGTGGTTTGTACTTGGATATTAACGATGCCACCTATTTAAGCCTAAAGATTACTAGTATATCTTTAATGGCTCAAACCACAGGTAACGTAACTATTAAAGTGTACGACCTAATACAAGGTAAGCAAATAGACAGCATAGTAATAGCGTGTGTAGCTGGCGAAATAAGCACCACAAGCGTAAACAAGTCTTACGACAACAACGGACAAAGGTATCAATTAGCGTTCTTGTATGACGGTGCTACGGCTAGTTATATTAATGACTATAATAACTCAAAGTGCTTAAGCTGTACACCAAGTTGGAACGTAGGTAATTGCAAATGGAGTGGTGCAACGATGACAAACGGGGCTACCAAAATACGGTCTAATTTGTCAACAGGTGGGCTAAACGGGGCTAATGGGTTATCAATTACCTATACGGTTGATTGCGATGTGAATAGCTTGGTTTGCCAATTAAAGTCAAGGTTAGCATTTCCTTTGTTGTACAAGACAGCGGTATTGGTTGCGGATAGTTATAAGCTAACACCACGTATAAACGCTACGGTAAAGATACCTAATGTGCCAACTGAAGATTGGAGGGCTTGGGCGGTTAACGAATATGAAAAGGTGATGGATAACCTTATACAAGGTATTCAACTACCTAATACAGCTTGTTTTAAATGTATTGCAAGGGTTAACCAAGTAGCAGTATTGCCATGAATAGCGCACAATGGATAGCAAAGGAACGGGCTAAATTTGAAAGGATTGGGGTATGTTTTGGTCGTGCGGTTTCCGATGTTCATGCTTTGCAAACACAAAGGATATACGTAAGCGGTAAGAATAGCCAAGATGCAAACATAGGCAGCTATAATACTAGTAATCCGTTGTATGTAAATCCAAAGTACGCACCGAAGAAATTTCCCACACGGGGTAAAAACGGTGCAGCAAGGTTTAAGAACGGCAAGCCACATAAAACAGGGTATTTTACAAGCTATTCAGCCTTTAGGCAAAATCAAGGACGACAAACCGCAACGGTTGATTTAAGATTAAGCGGTGCTTTATTCAGAGACTATGCAAGTAGCTTGATAAGAATTGACAATAAATGGTATTCAGGCGTAAAGAATAAAGACAACGCAGATAAATTAAGGGGCGCAATTGATAAATACGGGGCAACGGTTTTTAGACTTTCCCCAAGTGAACGTAAACTACTAAACGAGAGGGCTGCTAAATGCTTCAATCAATAATTGACTATCTTACAATCAAGCTGCAAGCGTTAAAGATTGCGGACGTTTATGGTTTAGGTGAATTGGTAGTTAATGACGATAGCGAAAAGCCAGCACTATACACGGGTAGCGGTCAATACCACTCATTAGTAAACTTTGACCACCATAACGGACTAATGTACTTTAGATTGGTTAGCCCCGTAACCAACACAGTATCGGAATCACAAGTAGGGGGCGAAGATGTATTCCAACGGACTTACAATTTAAGGGTAATAGCCTACGTAAACAAAGAAGTTTACAACACTGACAACAACTACATAGACGATAAGATAGCACACAATATCCAACTAGCTATTGATAATGAAGATGATGGGCTACTAAGCACTTCATTAGGTGCGCAAACCGCCACCATTCAAACGGTAAGCTACGAAACCAACAGGCGCAATGTAAGCGATGGTGAAAGTTTAGGATTTGATATACCGTTTAACTACGTGTTTCTAGCTTTAGATTTTAGCGTAATAATAATAGGCTCACAAGATTGTTTTAACACTTATGGGTGTAACGACACACCAATTAATTATCTTGATTTACTACGTAGTGAAGTTTGCGAAACAGAGTGCCAGCAAGCCACAGCAATAGTAAAGAACAGCGATGGCGATACATTAAGCACTACCTTTATTGATAGTGGCGCAAGTGCTGACATAACCGTAGGCAATAGTGATATACTACGCAGCGATACCACCACAATAGCAAGCGTAGCAGCACAAGACAGTTATACCGTTAGTGATAGCGTAGTTACCCTACAAAACACCGCCTTAACGGTTTTAAGCACTACAAACGTATTAGCTGATAGCACGGCAACCATAACTGCTCCAGATGCCACAGGCACGGCTAAAAACAGCTTAGGAACGACTATCGGAACAGGGAGCGCACCAAGTGGTGGTAGTGGCAATATAAACGTTGCAGATAGCAGCATATTACGTTCAGATGCCACAACGATAGCAACCACACCAGCAACAGTATCGTACACCGTAGCCGATAGCCCTGTAAGGGTAGAATACGTTGACGGTACGTTAATAAGCAATACCAACGTAAAGGCTGCGAGTTCAGCCACTATACAAGTGCCTAATCAAGCAAGCTTAGACGACCAAGTAAACACAAGCACCACAGCACAAGTAGTAACGGCTATACAACTAGCTAATAAAGAGTGCGGAGTATTGGAAGGGTTAGCAGCTGAATACGGCAATATAGGAAACTTCGCAACGTGGGGCGCAACCACTACTCCATATTGTGTAGGTATTCATGGAAATGAGTTTTACGTAGTATTGGACGGTGGTAGCGTTCAAGTATTCGATGCAGCCACTAGGACACTGCAAAGAACTGTTTTAGGTTTTGGGACTTTAGCTAGGCATATAAGGTTTAACGCTACGCAGTATTTAGTTACTTCATTTGGCTTAAACCAAGTTAGGATAATGACCACCGCCACTGACGTACAGGCAGCGGTACTTACAACCGTAAACCCATTTAGCGCAGCATTTAACCCTAACAACGGGAATGTTTTTTGGATAAACGGCACTAATGTGATAGAGGAAAAAACACAACTTAATGTAGTGGTGGGGGTAACATTCACAAGTGCTAACGTAGTACGCCAGCGAACTATAAAAAACGAACCTAGCACAAATAGAATTTGGATAGGTGGCGATAGCGGTAACGCAGTGTTTGGGCGGTTAAGCTACTTTGATGCCACAACAAGAGCATTTACTAATATTACGTTTAGCGGAACAATTACTTTTGCTATTAATGTAATAACTGGTTTAGCATTTGACGGGACATATATTTACGTAATCCACCAGACTGGCGGTAGTACGGCAATGTGCATGACTAAAATAGACAGCACTGGCGTTGTTCAAAACCAAACACTAATACTTGGGGACGATGGCGGTATATGTGGGAATTATTACACGGGCTACGGTTGCCCAACGGTTATTTATCCAATCTCAATTTTAAATACTTGTGGAATTGCTAAAGTTCTTTAGACATATAAACGGGGTTATAGACCTTATAAGCGAAACGGAGCGCAACGATTGTGAACCGTTTGACGTATCACATATTGACGACTTTTATAATCGCTTAAATGACTTGTATATTGAGGACGGTATTGTAAAACTTAGAATTACACAAGATGCAGAAAATGGAAATTAGAAACCTGTTAGCGGTTTGTTGGAGTGGATTTGGTGCGTTATATATTATTGGTATTACCTTTATGGATATACCTGTAAATAACCACCGTGCAGTTGATACCGTGTTAGGTTTTGTGTTAGGTACAATAGTGTCAACGATTATAGGCTTTTACTTTGGGAGCAGTAAAGGCAGTGCTGATAAAAACGAAATGATTAAGAATAAAGAATAACTAACAAGCCTTTGGGGGGCGCAAACTAAAATGGAAAAAGTGGAAGATTTTTTACGCAAACATCCGACTTTGGGTTTTGTTACAAGCTTATGGGCGTTCTGTCAACCGTTCCTAGACACGCTTACCCCTATACTACAATTCATTGCGTTGGTTATTGGTGTAATGATTGGAGCGATAACGCTACGGTTAAAGCTAATGGAGTACAACGAAAAGAAAGTAAAACAGATGCACAATGATAAGGATTGAAGGCAATGACTTGTTTGACGGGCATATCTCGTTAGGTATTTACAGCTACCTTGTAATTGAGGAGGATAATTCCGAAAATACAGAGTTGGTTATCGGGTTGCTACTTTTTAATATTGTTTTCACTTATTGAGAAATTAGTATTACCTTTACGGTGTGATGCCTAATCGAGTTCACTGCTCGAAAGCATAAGCCCTTGTAGTTTACCGCTGCAAGGGTATTTTTTTATATACTCATGCAACTATTAAACATCTTTTTGTATCTTTGTGTAATAGGTGTGTTGATATACTTGGTACACACCGCCAATAACGGTAAATACGTTGGCGAACAAAAACTAAACGTTCTTTATACTACGTAGTTAAACAGATTAAATCTAGGCTCTGGCATTCAACCCCAATACAACCTAGGCATCACCAATAAATCCATCTGTAAAATAGGCGTTGTGAACCTAGTTAACTATTAGAGTAGCCGCAGCATAGGTGAGTATAGTTGAACGAGTAATACCCTTTTACCATTAAGCAGGGTATTAAACATCATTCTTGTTTTGTAATCAAGCAAAACTAAAGGGGTGATGCATAGGTGGGGTATATCTTTACCTCAACCACAAATAATAAACACAAAAACAATCTTTACAAATAACTTGACAATATCGAAACTAATGTTTTACTTTGCCGTACACTAAAACAAAAATACTATGACACATCAATTAGAGAATAACACTTACTGCGTTTTTAAAACGGCAGAAGAATGTAAAAAGGCTTTTAAATTAGCTAAGAAATTATTCGGCAATTATAAATTTGCTGGTAAAAGTAAAGATGTTTGCCTATGTTATTATACGGATAACTTTTGGACTTGTGAAAAAAACTACATGGATGATAAGCAAATACCAGCAGACGAGTTCCTAGCCCGTCTGCAAAACAAATGGGTAGAGCCTAACAAAATAGCAGAAATAGAGCAAGCGATAAAAGACTTTGAAGCTAAGTCAGACTTCGGAACAGCACGAGGGTTAACGTTAGCCCTTGCAATAATAAATAGTTGAGTTGGTTAGTTTGGGGGGTGTGGTGGTTCGCACCCCCCTTTTTATTTCATAAATATTCGTTATCTTTGATTTATGCCAACAGAAACGAAAGCACCCAAAGCAAACGTAATGGAGTTAACCTTAGACCGATACATACACAACCCAGAGGAAACCTTTGGGCGGTTTTATATTGATGGGGCTTACCAATGTTATACACTTGAAGACCAACACCGAGATATAAAGGTAAAAGGCGATACACGTATTCCAGCAGGGCGTTATGAGGTAGTATTAAGGCGTGAAGGCGGACATCACATAAAGTACGCTCAAAAGTTCCCCGATATTCACAAGGGTATGCTACACTTGCTTAACGTGCCGAACTTTCAATTTATCCTTATACACGTTGGTAATACCGAACTCGATACAATGGGTTGTATATTGGTAGGATTAACCAAACAAGCTAAGACAATCGGGCAAAGCATAGCAGCATACAAAAAGATATACCCACCGATTGCAAAGGCATTAATCGAAGGCAAAAAAGTATTCATAACAATCAACGACTTATAACTATGTTTCAATTTCCTTCATTAACATTTACTAATACTCAAGTAAAACTACCTTGTTCTACTTGTTATGGCAGTGGGTTTTTATATCAACACAGGGGGTTTTTAAGTACCATACAGTGCGTTAATTGTAATGGTTCAGGTTTGGTATTAACTACAATAAATACGTTATGAGTGATAACCATACTAGTAATATTGGCAGTAATAAGGTTAATCCAATCCACTATAAAGGCTATTCTGTCGAAACTATCGAAATGATGGTTAGGATATTCGGGGCTGAAAATGTTGCCACTCATTGCGAAATCAACGCTTTTAAATACCGCATGAGATTAGGCAAGAAACAAGGCGAAAGTATAACCGACGACCTAGCAAAAGAAAAGTGGTATCTTGACAAAGCCAATGAATTACGTAGCCTGTAACGGGCTATTTTCATTTTAAAACTAACCTATGGTATTCGACTTTAAAGATGGTAACTTATCTGACCAAATACGGGAATTACTAAAGGATTACGATAGCCCTAAAATGCCTGAATTTAAAGCCATAGCGGAGCAGCTAGGAGCAACGGCTAACTATGTTAAGACCACCTACTATCGAGATAAGCAAAAGACCGTAGCGGTAGAAGTTGAAGGTGCTGAAAGTTGGGAAGTAAAAAACGGCAACTATGTATGGGAAACCAAACAAGGGTTAATAAACCTGCCCGTTGACTTTATTGATAAGTTGTTTTTTGAATACTCGCAGCACGGGCGCAACTATGACAGCACTAAAATACGAAATAAGCACAACCTAAAGCCGTGGCAGTGGAACTCTATTAAAAGCCGTTTACAGCTTTATAAGAACGCTAACATATTCAGCCCTTACACATGGGACAACACCCCACAAAGTGAACGTGAAGGAATGGTGGCAGCTAAAATGCAACTACTATTATCGGATAGCGGACACGTAGTTACTGACCAGTACCATAAGGCTATTGAAAAGGCGTATAAAACTGAAATTGAAAAGGCTAACAAAGCTAAGTTCTTTGGAGATGAATTAAAGGCGCAACTACTTGACCATTTACCAACGATTGAAAAATACAGGATTGCACGAATACCCGAACCCTACAAAACGGATTGCATAGTAGCTACACTCGCAGACTTACACATAGGGGCATTTGTAGAAGGTTTAAGAGCCACTAAAGACTACAATAACGATATACTAAGGGGCTACCTAGTTAAGACCGCTGATCGCATTAATAGATACGGGGCTAAAGAGGTACACATTAACTTACTAGGCGACCTTATCGAAAGCTTTACAGGCTTAAACCACCCTAACAGCTGGAAGTCTATGCAATATGGTATGTACGGCGTAACCGTAGTAAAAGAAGCATATAACATTATACTAGAGTTCCTATGCTCAATTAATAACCTAGTGCAAGTTAACGGAGTAGGTGGCAACCATGACCGCCCAACGGCATCAAACAAAGAAGAAAGCAATGGCGAAATAGCTGAACTAATATTTTGGGTTTTGGGAAACTCATTACCAACTATCAAGTTTACATACAACCATTCATTGAATGCACAAGTAATTGACGGTATTAACTACATTTTAGTGCATGGCGATAAAAGCCACAGTAAAGACACTAAGATAGGCACGTTAGTATTCAATCATGGCAAACAAGATATGTTTAACCTAGTGTTAGCAGGGCATTTGCACAGCCGTATAACAGGGTGCGACAGTTCTAAGTATCGTAAAATAACTTCACCAAGTATATTTACGGGCAACCAATATTCAGATGACTTAGGCTTTAACGGAAATGCAGGGTTTTTACTTACATACCGAGAAGATAACTACCCAGTAGTAACCGATTATACTATTTAGGTAAAATAAAGTATTGGTAATTTTACTTTAACTATACTAAAGTAAATTAAAACACTAACACCGCAGTAGTAAAACCACCAATTAAAGCAGCCACTGAAATAATTACCCATCGCTTACGGACTTGCTTACGGGTGTACTTTATTAGGTGCTCACTTTCACCAATGACCATATCCATTTCCGTAATAGCTTGGTTAAGGTTTTCAATGGTGTAATCTTTGTTCTTAATGAGATACTTTTGATTGTCAAGTTGTTTGGCTTGCTTTTCATTAATTAGCCGTAAATCTTCAATATTCATTGATAGTAACTTGTTTTCCTTTACAAGACCTTCATAACGTATGAGCCTAACGCTAATCGTATCCATTTGAGCCACGCTAATAATAACCGTACTGTCATTTAAGTAACTCTGTGAATAGCTTGATACGGTTGCTATCAATAGCGTAAGCGTTAATATTGTCTTGTACATCGGCACGTATTTTGTCTAATTGTTTGTTGCGTTGTTTTAATCTTTGTTCTACCACTTCAATATCGCATTGGAGCGTATTAATTTCCTTTAGTAGCCGTTGGTTTTGTTTATCCTTATTTTTAGCCA